GTTAAAACAATGGCGGAACCTCATGCAGTATTGTATGTCACCAGCGAACTAGAGCCTCTCGCTGAGTTAGCTTTTTTGCCAAAGTGGGAGTTGTCAGGTGATGAGAGTCTGAACGAACTGTGGTTGAAGAATGGATGCTTCGGACAAGATGTGTATTGCTATGGGCGAATCGCAAAATGGAGCGCGCGCCAACTCAGAGCTCACGGGTTCATTTTTATTAGCACAAAGAAATCAATCAGATTGAAGGATTGTATGATGCCTGTTGACATTCGCATACCTCTGGACTTTCTGATTAAATACGATGTAAAGAAGTTTGAAACATTCATTGGTCGCAAAAGAATCAGTTTGAGGAAAAGTTTTGGAAACATTCTACGTCGCTACGCGTTGAGTAAAGCGAATTATTTTCATGGCAGTGAAGCGGAAACGTTAAACATAGCGAATCCGAGAATTCACCATGTTAAAGGGATGCCTAGAGACCCCCCAACTCATTATTCATGGCATAATAAGATAATGCCTGATGATGATGAGGGGACCGATGAAAAGTTAGTGTCCATGTTAGATTATATGATGTATAGTGCTGAGGAGGTACATTACATCGGGTCGGGGGATTTACGAACGTTATATATGTTTAAAAAACGAAATCCCCGGAGATTTAATCAAGCAACGTGGCACGTGTATGATCCAATAGCCGAGACAACTGAAATGTCAAATGTGATTGTTCATAAGGAGATGGTTACACACCATGGTCAGATAATGGCGAATATTAATGTTCTAAAGCGTGTTGAACGAATTTTCATTTGGGACGTAAGCGGTGATAGGGGACCGATGAACAGCGAAGAGTGGGAAGAGAAACGCGATAGGGAAGATAGAAAGGGCGAAAGCATGGCGTTGGAGTTGGAAGGAGCTTTTTCATTGGCGTTGATTAAGCATCGCGTACCACAGCATATGGATAAATATTGGTGTACCACGTCGGCATTAATACCGCAACCCTCGGCACCAAAGGGTATGTACGAATTGCGAAACATCATAAGATTAAATGGATACTCATATGTGAATAGGTCACACATACCGCCGCATGCAATGGTTAGGCTGAATACACGAGATATGCAGGCTATGTGTGAAAGGTTTCATGTTAGCGGAAAGGGCAAGAAATTGAAGAAACTGATTTTTGAGTTTTTACATATTGAACGTGAAGATGGATTGGCCGCGGATTTGCAGGTACCGAGGGCAGATCTATTTTACTTGACATGTGCTGAAAACAGAACAAGGTGGGAGGATGTGAAAACTACTGTAATGGCAAGTCAGATATCAACTTTGTGGGTTGGGAAAAATAGACTGTTCGATTATAACGATTTTAGAGTCGAACGATCGGAAGTGATGCTAACCTTCAGCAGCCGAGAGGTTAGAGTCTTTGATGGTAACGGCGCAGTACTGTATCTGATGTGGAAGTATCCATATATGTTTGACAAGACACTGAATTACGATCCAGCATGGGCGGCAAATTTCGCTGTAATGATGAAGGAACCAATACCACAACCAGCTGTGCCAGACTTATCTCTGTGTAGGTTCATTGGATTAAGGATAGCTTCATCAATCGTAAGGTTGAATAATCCTGGTATACACGCAGTGCCTGACGAACTAAAAGCAATTGGTCTAGATCTGTCGGGACACCTGTTTATGACTTTAGTGAGCGGAGCATATTTGGCGGATCTGCGTTGGTGGTTGGCGATGATACTAGAGTGGTCGTCGCAGGATGGTGAGGAAAAGAAAAGGGATATAGAGCGCGCGCACGCGGAGGTGATCGAGTGGAAGGAGGACATGGCTTTTAAACCATGGCACGTACGGAACGATTTAATCGCAGCGTTACGCGAGTACACTAAATATTGTACGGAAAGAGAGAAGCCTAGTTTAACAGGGTGGATCATGCATCTGCAGAATCCGTAGGCGTGACTGCTTAGGAGGGGTAAAACATTGTTAAACATAC